GAGACGTCGACCCTGCCGCAGTCCGGTAGAGGAGAGGAGTGGAATCGGGGTCCCAGTGCCGTCGGGTCGCGTCGTTGATCGCCACCATCCCGTTGGCCGACCCCGCACCCGTCGATCGGGTGGCGGCATTGTTGGTCGAGGGCACCGGCGTGAGCGAGGTGGCCTTGAGCGCAGCGTTCCGTCCTGCCAGTGGCATAAGGACCCCCTAGCTCAGAGAGCCGTCGAGTAGGTGACCGGACCGTGAATCGTGATGTTGGCGGTGAAGGGAACGATGGCGTCCACCGCAGCACCCGGGGAGATTCCCGTCACCCAGACGTCGCCGGTGTACCCGTTCTGGTTGGTGTTGTCCACGAGCAACCTGATCTCCGACGGTGTGGTCTGGAGTGTGAGAATCTCGGTCTGGATGGCCTTCATCGAGGTGGATGACTGGACGTTCCAGTAACCGCTGATGGTGCCCTGGGCACCGGTGAGATTCGGCTGGAACCGCTTCCACCCAGAAGACCCGAACGTCGAGACCTCGAACATGTCTGCCTCGACGTTGAGGCTCCACTCACGGAGATCGGCGACGGCAGTCGGAGTACCCCCGGTGGAAGAGCTGAACTTGACCGAACCACCACGTCCTGCGAGGGGCATAGTGTCCTCCTGTTGTTGTCACAGGCACTCGTGGTGCTCAGTCTGGGCTGATGTTACATCGTGGATAGGCGGATCACGTTGATCGATCCGCATCTTGCGCACTTGATCTCCAGGTTGGCGATCCCGGCAAAGTCCCACTTACAGATGAGTTTCCCGCAGTTGGGACAGCGGACATCGACGAAGTTGTAGGCGAACCAGGACACACTGACGGTCGACGCACTGGTAACCGAGTTTGTCTGTAGCGGGATCACGACACCACCTTCTCGGCGATGTAGTTGCAAGTGATCATGTCGCGCTCTTGGGCGTCTTTTCCCATGTCGGCTGGAGATTGTACCGGAGTGACAGTCAGATAGGTGGTAGTTCCGGTAGAGGTCACCTTGGGCAAGAGCTTGGTCGTGATCCCGGCCAGGACGTCATAGACGTATCGAGCGTTGTTTCGAGCTGTGAGGTAGGAGGTGGAACGAGAGATAACCTGCACCGAGGGCCGCTCGTGCGAGAGAACTCCGTTTGACAGGTACAGGGGACCCGGGCCACCAGTCTCGAACATGGCCACAGCGGTGTCGTTGGTGTTGGCTGGGAACCGTCCCCTGAAGATGGGGACCTTGGAGCCGGTAGACCCACCCTCCTTGAACCGAGTGGTGTTGGTGATCACATACTGAGTCAGCTCATCGAGAACGGGCACGTCGTCTCCTCTCGAAGTTCACCCACATCCACTTGGTCACCGGCAGGACTCCAATCCGGTACTTCCACTTCGACTTCGAGTAATCGAAGTGAATCCACTGGCATCCATCGCACCCGGCCTCGAAACAGGACTGGGAACGGACCGACTCGGGGACCAGCCAGGCTGCTACCTTCATCACGACCCCACGAACACCTCACCGCCACCTCCCACGCCCCCGGCCAGCTTCTGGGAGAACCGGGCAGCAAGTCGACCAGCGAGCCTCGGACCCATGGTGGCCGATGCTTCATAGACTGGGCGCTCCAGGTACTTCCACGACTTCCCGGGTGCGTGCGTGAACACCTCGGGGGGAGTCTCATGCTGGAGGAGGGCGTAGGATGAGGCAGCACCGCCATAGCCGAAGCGGACGAGGATTCCGCTGGCCTCGCGAGAGGGGTTGACCCCAACCACGTCGGCGGACGCTCGGAGAATCCCCTGGTCGACGGGGACCAATTCCTTCGAGACGGCCAGGATTTCATGCGCCTCCTCGACCAGAGGCCCGGCCAGCTCGTCTGTCATGCCACTGATGGCCTTCTGGATGGCCGACGTGAGGTCGGTACCACCCTGGATCGTCACCGACATGACGATGTCAGCCACCAGCTCCACCTCCGAAGAACATGGCAACGTGGTGGACACCGTCGGGGTCGTAGAACACATCCGACCGGATGACCGGCGGCTCGGACCCGTCAGAGAGGACTACGCGCGAGGTGAGGGGGATACGCTCGGTGGAGGCGATGTAGACGACGTGGCTGGCCACCACCTCCTCACCGAAGGCAGAGCGCACCACCTGGGGACGCTCCTCGACCATGGCCCGGTAGGTGGTCCCGGTTGGGGAGTACGTCTCCTCACCGTAGGCGTTGACCCCCGACATGGCGTAGACCGTGATGGTGTGGGGCATGAACTCCAGGAAGTCGGACTCGAAGCTCATGTGGACAGCGTGGATGCATTCTCGTAGGGCTTGAGGTCAGCACCCGGGTAGTCGTGCATGCCCCTGGCGAAGGAGGGCTTGTTCCAGTCGGAGTCCTGTTGCCTGGTGGCCTTGTCGCTCTTCGAGATGCCACCGGAGTAGGGGACTATGGTTCGGGTCAGGGCAGCACGAACTCGAAGCTGGGAGGCCAGGGTGCGCCAGTCCTTTGCCTTCTCGGTGTCGCCGTAGCTGATGGAGAGGGCACCAACGGTCTTGGTCTTCGTCGCCGAGTTCCCTCCGACTGCCACCACACCAGAGGCTGCCGCGTCAGCCGCCGAGGCCGCAGCCAGGTAGACGTTCGTGTTCTGGGTGAGCAACCAGTCGATCTCCTCGTCCTGGAAGATGGGGGTGGACGAGTTGGTGTCGCCGATCAGGAAGCGCACCTGGTCGCGCGTCGAGAGCGTCGGGTCTCCCGAGTAGGTCCAGGTCATGTCTACCTCCCAGACAGCCAGATGGTGACGTTGTTGGTGGTGCCGTGCGAGACCAGGTTGGCTCGAACCCGGGTTACCGGTGGGATGGTCGAGGACTTGATCAGGCGACTCGCCGAATAGGTGGAGGCAGCGAGCACGGTGAACCAGCCGGTGCTCCCCGAGATGCCCCCTTCGATGGTGAACGAGCCGGTGCCCGCTCCTGCCACTCGAACCTCGGCTGCGATGGCAGCGAGGGGGGGACAGTAGACCGTGGCCCCCGGTCCGTCTGCTGTGGTTCCATCGACCGACTTCGTGGCCGCTAGATATGCGACCTTCTTGATGCCTGACATGCGCCTACTCCTCTTGGGTGTATGCCCTCAGGATGTACTGGGTGTTTTCGATGGCACCCACTACCTGGAGCATCGCCTCGTGAGCTATGTTCCGCTGGCGCTCAAGCTCTGTGCGGCGCTCGATCAATTCCCGGAGTCTAGTGTCGAGCTTGTGGCGGAGCACGCCACCATCTTCTATTCCGTAGAGGAAGGAAGTCTTGAGCAGGTCCGAGTCTCCTGGTATTTCGACCTCAATTCCCCGACCCTGGGCCACACCGATCATCCACTCACAGCTTGGGCGCTGGTGGCCATACTCGGAGTCCTGGGCCATGTCCACCCCGTAGATGCCGATCTTCTGGTATCCACTCAAGATGGCGAGGGCAATCTGCCACGAGACGGTGTTGGTGAAGTACGAGGGCTGGAACGAAGTGAGTATCTGGGCACGAGGGTAGGGAACGGCATTGGGCAGGCTGTACTTCTCGATGTGCTCTTCCCACATGAACACCGGGAAGGACTGGGAGCCGAGCCAGTTGATCACGTCCTCTTTGTCGTCGGGGTGATGCTTCTCGATGTCATGGAGCTGGAACCATGCTGCCCAGTTCTTGTCGGGAGCAATCTGGAACAGAGAGTTCATGCCCCAGAGGTCGGCATCGGGATCGTCCCAGGGAGTGAGCACCCAAGACGGGGCGAAGCCCACGATGTAAACGGCGGGCTTGTGGGGAGGGAGTTCGGCAGGAGCGTCGGAGGCGACTCCGGCCTTTGCACTGGTCGTCATACTCCGAGTGTGTTCAGTTGTTACGGGGAAGTCAACGATCAACCGCTCACGGTGGAAGCGGCGAGAGTCACTCCAGTGGTGCGCGACACAATCGCCCACTCAGTTGCCGACATCCCGATCAGGTCCATGACCTTCACTCCGGTACCGGTCGAGAAGGTAGCGATGTTCGAGGTCGAGCCGAACCAGAAGACGGAGGTGGAGGCCTGCGCCACCACGATGTCCCCGGTCGAGTTCGGATCGGCGATGAGGGTCTTGCGGACCCCCTTGCGGGGTGCCTGCATGATGAACGTGTTGTTCACGGAGGAGTTGGTGATCAACGTCACCCCGTAGTTGGTGATCCAGGTAGCTGTCGTCGCCTGAGTGAGCGTCTGAATCCTGTCCATCCGCCCAGCGAAATCCAGCTCCCGGGTGTACTTCTTCGTAATGGCCATCTATTCCTCCTCGGAGTTTGGCCCCGACTCGAAGCCGAGTTCGAGTCCGAGATCGGGGTGCTTGAGTGAGAGGTGCTGAGCGAGCCTGGCGAACGGTCCCTCTCCACAGATAGAGCACGAAGCCCCTGGAGCGGCCTCGATCTCCAGCACCAGTCGAGTCCTGATCAGTGCTCCCTGACGATCCACTGGGATGTCGAGGAACACCTTCTCAGGTATCGAGGTGCCACGTTCGTAGATCACTCCGAAGAGGTTCATGGTCTTGTTGGCGAGGTACGGCATATCGTTCTCCTGTGAGGGGCCACTACCAGAGTAACGACCCCTCACCCGGCTCCTTAGGCAACCGCTCCCGAGAAGAAGTAGCCCAGCTCCGTGGACACGATCTTCTGGTCGAGGGCTTCCTCGCCTTCGATGCGGTCCGAAGCGATCTGCTCCATGCGGAACCGCTTGATGCGGATGCCGTTCTCACCGGCACCGAACAGGCCCGACCACACGAAGGTGTATCCGGCCGAGACGGTGTTGAGGCCCGGCGAGTTGGCGACATGGAGGAGAAGAGCATGCTTCCCGAAGTTGAAGTCGTAGGCGGCGGTCACGCCCTCGGCTGCGGTGTTGCGCACCGACCAGGGGACATGAACTCGCTTCAGGCCGATCAGCTCGGCGAGAAGGTCTGTGCCGACGACACCCTTCTGGGTGTACTTGATCCTCTCAAGGAAGTCCGGGTGGTCCTGGAGCTTGTTCCATACCTCTGGCCCGAGCACGAGGTCCGTCGGCTTGTATGCCGTGGTCTCGGCCATGGCCATGACGCCTGCGCGCAGGTCCCCGATCGGATCGGAGCTGGCGTAGTCGTCCCAGGCTGTGAAGTTGGTCCCACCAGTGACTGTGGTCCCCCACACCGACCCGGCAAAGTAGGTCGACACCCAAGCCTGCTCCCGGCGCTGGAGGAGATGCTGAGTGACGAACTCTGTGGCATCCCGATCCATCGTGATCTGGGAGTCGGCATTCGCGCGAGTCTGGTCGTCGATGTCCTTGTGGATCGCGTAGACGTCGCACGAGAAGGTGTCGGTGCTCACCGTGTAACCCGATCCGGCCGACTCGGTGCCCGGAGCACGAAGCTGGGCATCCGACTTGAACCAGAAAGAGCGGTCGTAGGTGTAGTACTTGTCCGAGCGGTTCTGGACTCGCACCTTGGGGAACACCTGGTCGGCGATGAACATGTCGGCTGACTGGCTGAACCGAACCGAGAGGTTGGTCAGCGGAACATCGACATGGACATCACTGATTGTTGGCTGTGGCATATCGCCTCCTGTTTCGTGGCTTGACGCTCAGGAGGCGTTCGTGCCTTGTGTGCTAGCCCCTATCTATCAGGTGGTCCCGATGTTCTGGAGCAGGACGGTGAGGATGCGACCGGTGCCCCCGGACGACCCTTCGAGGACCCGTCCCAGGGTGTAGTCGCCCGCAGCCGGGACGACGGCGAGGCCCACCGAGCTGGAGGCGACCAGGTCGCCCGCAGCCAGGGTGGAGGCCAGAGCCGCCACCTTCGACACACCGTTGATCATGATCGTGGCTGCGTCACCCGCTGCCGTCGGCTTGTTCTGGAGAACACCCATAGAAGGAAGGCCGTCCCCGTTGAGGGCAGCCTGCTTGGAGGCATTCGCCGTCACAAAGCGGAACTGGTAGGTCGACATGTTGGTCGACGCCGGAAGGGTGATGAGCTGACCTGGAATCTCGTAAGCCATTTACCTGAACCTCCTACTTGAGGGCCTCGCGCCGTTCGGCGACGTACTGGTCGTAGAGGTCCGGGTTGGCCTCCCATGCCTCGGCCTCGGCCTCTGCGGCCGTCTTGGTGGGATGGGCCTCGGTGATCGCCTTGGCGATCGCCTGGACCTTGCCCAGTGCCGTGTCCGTTCCAGCGGGCACGCCGTGACCCAGCTCAGCGAAGAGATCACTCTTGGCGAGCCGCGCATTGGCAGCCTGGAGCGTGGAGAGGATCGAGTCGGCCAGCTCGGGATCGCCTTCGGCGACCTTCTGGAGCTTGGACCCGAGGTCCCCCGGGTTGTCTACGAGGCCATCGATCGAGCGGAGCTTCTGTGTCCACTCGGCGTTGGCCTTGGCGAGACGCTCAGCTTCGAGTGCCTTCTCGGCCTCGGCGAGACGCTCGCTCTGGCTCTTGACAAACTCGGCCATTGCTGGCGGGAGTTCGGTCAGAGCCTTCTCGATGTCTGTCGGCTCGGAGGCAGGATCGTCGAGGGAGGCAATGAAGGCCTCAGCCTTCTCCACCCGAGTTTCGAGGTCCTCGATGTAATCGAGAATCTCGTCGGGAACCTGTTCCACCAGAGCGGCGAGTTCATCCATGAGATGTCCTCCTGTTTGGACTACTCGGCGCTCTGCGTGGCGCTCAACTTGCGGAGTTCCTCCAGCAAGTCTGGAGGAAGAATATCACGAAGATCGTCACCGGTCACGTCTTCCCGGAAGATGTCAACCTCGACCAACCCCTTGGTGACGACATTGAGGATGGTTTCCACGGTTTGCTCGATCGATCTCTTGCCGAGTGAGGAGCGTGAAACCTCCTTTCCTTGGACGATGGGCTTGAGGCCCTGGGCCATACGAGACTTGTTCCGCTTGCGGGCGGCATGTAGTGCCTTGAGCGCTCGCCGTATCTTGGCGTTGCGCTTGACCACCTCATCTCGTTTCCCCATACCAAAGTCGGACATACCTGGATACGGTGCCCAGGGAAGACCACGACGACGGTTTCGCTCCTCAGTGGCCTTGTCCGATCGCGGGTCCCGACTGTTACGAACTGGACCTCGCGGCTCATAGGGGCCACGACCACCCGATGCCCACTGCCCGGGTTGTATCTTCTCGTCGATGTAGATGCCCTCATCCTTGGGGTTTGACCCCTCCATCAGCCGGGCATACATCCGGTCCAGGATTCGGGTCACCTTGTTGTCGGCTTCCATGGAGCGCTCCCATGCTCGATCGAGCTTGGTGTCGTTGGGCTTGGCCCCTTTCCCTCCACCGTGGACAGTCTGGTCAGACCCGTTCTGGTGCGGTCCCGGTCCGCCGTGCTTTTTCAAGTTTGGCGAGACCGGACGTCCTTTTGGGGCACCACCCCCCTTGGGCTTCTTGGAGTCCAGGGTGGGGAAGGTTATGCCAGGGCCTGGCTTGAGCTGGCCTGCTCCCGGCTTGGGAGGGGCAGCACCAGGGGGAGCACCAGGAGCACCCATCGGCATCTGCGTGGGGAAGCCGCCCAGCATCTGGGTCGGGTCCATCGCCGACGTCTGGGTGAGCGCTCCACGCATGGCCACGAAGGCCTCGGCCGCAGTGGAGGCGGTGCCTTCGACTGGCGGTCCAGCCAGGGGATCGATCATCCACTGGAAGGCGACGGTCTCGCCTGACTGGACCATGGTCACCAGCGCTTCCTCCACTCCTTCGGGGAGCTTCTCGGGTGGGATAGCCCACTCCATCATGTTGCCGTTGGCCTCGACCACGACGAAGTCGGTGGGGGCGATGCGAATGATGCGCGAGCCTGCACCCTTGGGTCGGGCGAGGGGGTTCTGGGCCTGAGGGGCAGCAGCCTTGGGAGCAGCGGGGTTGGGCTTGGCCGGTGCTCCACCGGTCCCGCCGGGCTTGCCTCCCGCATAGCCGGTCATGGCGTTCTTGCGGATGCGCTCGGCCAGATCGCTGCGCTTGGCGAACACGATATGAGCATCCTGGGCCGCTCCACGGTCAACCAGGTCCACTCGATCGATGTTGATGTCTGTCAGCTTGAACTTCATCGCCCACCTCCGGCAGCGAACTTGAGGGTCTCGAAATTGATGGTGGCTTCGGCAGCCTCCTGGCGAGCCAGGGTGAGACGATCAAAGGCCTCGGCCTGAGCTGTCTCTCGATGGCTGGCATCGTTGATGGACCGAGCCGAGCGGAACTCGCGCTCCGCCTGGGCCACTGTGGAGTGAGCCTCGTTCATGCGACGACGCGCCTGAAGCAGGTCTTCATAGGAGGGTCCGGCTGGCTCGGGCTTCGGTGCCTTTGCCTGCGCTTTCTTGGTTGCCATCTGGACTCCTGTTTACCAGGCGCTCAGTGGCACTCGGGTGCGGATGAGTGTAGGCGAGTTACTCGACCGGGTGACGTTTTGCCGTACCCTGGATCGAGAACATCTTGCGCTTCCCAGACCGGACCATCTCGTGATACTCGGGGGGAACCTGGAAGCCCACCCACCATGCCGAGGGAAGTGATCCGGGCTTGAGGCCCATCGCCTCGACCTTCTCGGGGGTATAGACCACGGACTCGATCAGGTTGCCAAATCCCTCTGACCGGTGCATGTCGCCGGTCCCGAAGGACTTGACCACGAACTTGTAGGCGGCATCCTCCAGGTCGTTGATGTCGATGGTGTCACCCTGACGATCGACCACCTGTGTTCCGTCAGCAGAGAGTGCGACGGAGGCCCACCCGAAAACCTGGTTCTTGTACCGGTCGATCTTGGCGATGTCGATGGTGGCCTCGAACCCGTAGCTCTTCTCCACCCAGCCTTCGGCCTTGAGGCTCTCCAGGTGAGCTTGACCCTTCTCGGTGAGGATGCGACCCCGGGGTGTGCGAGTGACGTAGCCCTCCCGGATCAGGTACGGCTCGATGGCATCGGAGATGTTGACCTCCTCCTCACCCATGGCGGCAGCGATGTTGCGCAGACCCGAGGTTCCGTGAGTGGAGAGGGC